GCGGAAGTTCGGTTGTTGAGTTTATTTTATTTCTAGCAAAATAGCCGACGCAATCGCGATTTGCGTCAAGAACCTGAAAAAGCAAGATATCTCCCTAGTAATTTGACTGAACCAATACAGCGGTTTCAGCCACTGTGTCTACTATATCAGTTAATCTCGTAAAGTCAAGAGTAGAGTTCAATTGTCCATAATTAACAGGGTAAATAAAGTTCTTATACGTTTCATCAATAAATTTGGCAACATTTAGTTTTGCTATTTCTGTGTCTTCGGTTGTTCGGTATATTTCATACGATCTTTTCTTTGTCTTCAAGGGCGACGGGCCAGACCGATCGATTTCATTGTATCTTAAAGTTATATACAAATCAATCAACTCTTGCACGGTTAGTAAGTCATTCCCAGGAAGATCCCGGTATTTTGTTTGAAGGGTGCTAAAGTCATTACATTGCTTTCTGTAATAGCTTTTCTCTTCTTCGTAAATTGGCTTTTTTGTAACAAATTTGCTATATGCTACTTTAAAAAAGTTTTGTAAAATATCTAAATCAGACTCATAAGATTGATAATAATATGTATTAAAAAAGTTTTGTTCTGTTATAGAATCACCTTCAGCTGTAAGATTATAGTTAATATAATTTAAAGAAGCATTAGTGAATAAGTCATATGTTAACACCCATGGGGTATACTTGTCAACTAAAAAGCCATATTTTTTTGCAGCTCTCGTGAAGAATTTAAAATTAGGATCAGAGATAAATTGCTGGTATTTGATTGAATCATCCCCAGCATCCTGTTGAGCAATTGCAATTTTTAGCCCACTACCAAACGATGAGGCAAATGGAGACAGGATATAGCTTGTTCTAGTTATTGGCATCTTTTGCGACATATTATTAAGGTAAATCGTAAAAATGTTTTTAAAATCATTAAAGTTTTTAATTGGAGATGCAAATTTTGGATTGTAATTGTTTATAAAAGCATCAATAATGTTGTTTCGATGATTAAGCCAACTAGAGTTCCAATCAAAGTAGGAAATAATTGCCCTCATATCAAACAAGGCTGAATTTCCTCTTCGGTCCACACAGTTTGTTAGGTATGCGGTTTTCATATGCTCCACGAAGTCTGTAAAAGCTAAATTAACAAAATTTAAACAAAGCATATTAGGCTGAACGCCATATTGCAATTGTGTTAGGTTGGTCTTGTAGGGCAAAACTACGTTTTGCTTTTGATCAAATCTGCCATACAAATTTTTGTCATACCACGAATCTAAGGGTTGTACAGTATCCTCCGGATATACAACTTCTTTATAGAGTGATCTTTGAAAAAACTTTGCTCTTGCAGACAGCGAGTTATTTCCAAGCGGATTTCTCTTTTCTTCGTCAGTATACTTAAATGTTGTCACAAGTAATATTTCCTTATTTTTATTTAGTCTGGGAAACCAGGAACAGATTGTCCAGATATAACAGGACTGGACTCAGTGCTAGCCTGCGCAGATGAAATATTTGAACTTTCATCTAGGAATCTAACCAACTGCGCTGTATCACCCACGCCTGAGAAATCAATACCCTCTTGAAGTCCTTGCAACGAGACATTAAACCCAGCAGAAGAAACAGTATGTGATATTCCCGTTATCATATAATACCCGCCAATACCTAATAATCTAGCTAAGTTTGGGACCGTAGATCTTGTTTTCGCGCTTCCGGCACCAATAGCAATTGGATTAACATAAATATATTGACCATTTTTATGAATAGTATTTCCCACCATCTCAATGCTTATATTATACATTTCTCTTAGCTGTAATGCCGACAGAGCGGAGGTTCTTTGCAGTCGCGCTTCTCGATAATAAGGAATTCCAGTGCGATCAAATTTAATACTTTTGGCTATACCACACGCCGCACCCAAGTAATAGTGGTAAATTCCCACATCTAAGTCATGGTTATAATTACCAGTTTTAGGCCGCGAATCCATAGAGGCTACAATAAATGCAGGAATTGAAGGCGCCCCGCTTAACTTACCACAACTACTCTCTTGCGCTCTAGACTTAGATTGAGCTAAGGTGGTAGAAGTTATATTTCTCCCAGCATATGATTGGTCAAAATTAAATGTCGCTGTATCAAACCTAAGACTGAATTTTGGACCACCCTCAAAACATAGAGAATTAAAGGCTCGTGAAATCAAAGAGGAGCAAACAGTTTTTATAAACCGTAGTAAGTTATACTTGTCTGCTTGTGGTTTGACAATATTATTAATAAACCATTCTTGAAAAAACTCTAATGATATTGGAATGCTTCCAATATTGGTCATAAATTTAATTCCGGTAAAAGCTTTGTATCTCATGGGATCAACCTGAGAAATGGCTTTGGTAATTAACTTTGACCGATCATTTGAACAAGGAATGCTAATTTCTTTAATTTGATATGCCAGTAAAGGATCTAGAAGTTCTACTTGGGATAAGATTATCTGCAAACTTCCTTTGTCTTTATCGGTAAGATCTCCAAGATTCCCAACAACTTCGTCTATTAGATCTCCTAAATAGAAAAATGGTATTTCTAAAGTTCCATCTGCAGCTTTTCTAGCATCCTCTATTGATTTAATTTCCGCGAGGGCTGCCTTTATTTTGTTGCCCTCTTCAGACTCCTCCTTGGCGCTAGCAATTGATTGAATTGTTTCTGCAGCTTCTTGATACAAAGATGCATCCGCACCAGTTGGTTGTTGTGGGTTAAATCCGTTTTTGTATTCTACAGAGCTAGCGCGTCTCTTTGCATATAAAGCCCTCATTGCGGGACTATTTTCATCTCTTAGTAGTTTCTTTTGATTTGCTTTATACGAATAAATTTTGTTACTAGAATAGAGTTTATCCAAAAACCTTTTGTATTTTTTTCCCTTGTTTTCTCTAATAATTGAACTTTTTTGTTCCAAAAGAGATTCAAGCTCACTATTAATATCCTCGACCGTTTCATCGTCGTTGTTTTGTTTCTGGCTATTCACCGCTCTTTGAGCAATTTCTGATTTTTGGTTTTCTAGTTTATCGATTTGTCCGTCGAGAAAATTTAAATTAAAATCAAAAGTAGAGCCAAAAATATCAGCTGCTGGTGACCTAGCCAATCCAGACAGACGAGCCTGATAAAACACGTTTAAATCAACTGAGCCATTTTCATTAAAGATAAGTTCGTGCTCAGTTAAAGTTAGAAAAAGAGGAATCTTTGATGTCATAATCGCAGCTTGCAATTTTTTACCATAGTCCGGACCCTGGTCACGGGAGAACTCTAGCTCATTTACTATATCTGCGAAGTTAGGCGGAACAGACCAGCCAGCACAAATCTTTACCTCAAAGTTCCTAGGGTCAAAATCCATAATCTCAGCTTCAAAGCAGGCAGTGGAGTCTAATTGTGGCTTGCTCTCAGCTGGTTGTATATTATTACTGCCTCCATTGCTACTTTTATTATCATCAACCCCAGGAGATGCAATGATTAAGTCTAAATACCCGGGCTCTTTACCTCCTGCCGCCTGATCTGTATTTAACGAAAATAGATCTTGAATTGTTTGAAAATGTAATTCTAGTTTTGCCGAGATGTTATTTTCTACCTCTTCCGGTTGAGTGCCGTCTAAGCTCCAAGTGAAGGATTTAATACCTGCCCCGGGGAATCTACCATATTGTCCGTTCATAATTGCGTCAATATCGCTAGAATCTATGAAATTGGGAAAAGGTATTTTTGCCTCTCTAATGGGTCTTAGCTTTTTCTTGTCATCCTTCTGATACTCTACTCTATAAACCTCTATAAATGGAGTCAATAAGGCATATATCTCGGGGCACAAGTTCAATAAAGCATCAACCTCATCGCTTTTCTCTCCATGTTGAATGGCAGAAATAATATTTCCCGGTGATCTAGTTCCATAAATCGCACCAAGGTTTTTATACCGTGTGTCTTTCACTTTTTGCAAATTGTCTTTTGCAGTAGCTATGGGTCTAATGTTTTCTAACAAAAAACACTGATGATCTGAGGGTTTAAGTGCCTGAGGTGTAAGATCTACCTTTCTATTTTTATCTCCGGCCTCTGGTTCTGTTAGGAAGTTAGCATCTGGAGATTCTTCGGCGGAAACAAGAAGTTCTTCTAGTACTGTTGCAAAAAGCTTAAGTGTTTTTTCCGGATATAAGGATGCTATAGAAGCTACAACATTTAAGCATTTTTTGTAAATAGGGTTAAAATATGGTGAGTTTAGGGCCTTTCCGTTTGAAAAGTTACCAGATTTTCCAATTGGATAATATAAAGCATCATTAGGAACGCTTTTTAAATCATTGCCGCCGCGGAGCAGGCTGTTATTAGGTTGTTCTCCATAAATAGAGATTATTTCTTCCTTTGTAAGGGCTTCATCAGGATGAAGGGACAAAAAATCAAGTAAAGATGAAAAAGTAACATCAGTATTGCTTTTTGTAAAGAAATCAAGCTTACCGAAAATTGCTCCCCGGGTATCTGCGCGGCCGATCCGCGTGGTGGTCTTATAGAGTGGCATCCAAGTTAAGGTTTCAAGGTTACTTGCGGCTACTGACTGGCCCTGGCGCCTCGCAAAAGTTAGTGTAATTTTTTCCTTATCAAACTTCGTTCCCTTTGGATCCGGGTTAGGTCCTATATTAGCGGGCGCATTTGCGTCATAGTCTTTGCTTATGAGTCCCGTCTCCCATGCAAAAAGATAAAAAACCCAAAAATCAAGACCAGACAGTCTTAAATTAGCGTTTTTTGGGAAATTTAATACAGGGTCAATAAAACTATCTTTTGTAACATCGGTGACCTTGTTGTTTTCCTCAATTAATTTTTTATCTAAAAATACTTCATTAGGGTCTTTAACAATGGTATAAAGATCTTCTACTGTAAGAAGATTTTTTAAGAAGCTTTCTCTAAGATCATCAGCATCTTTCTTAAAAAAAACAGTTTTTGAAGCTAAAAATTGATCATATTTTTTTGGATCGACTTTTTTAGGAACTTTTTTTCCTTCTACTTCCGCACTTAAAAATTCAAAGCCGGGGTCATCCCTGAACTTATCTAAGATCGCATTGAACGTTTGTGCCCACTCGTCGGCTCCTAGCTCATATCCACTAGAAAGATACTCTAAAACATACAAGGAGCATATATCATCTATTATACCCGAGTTATTAAGATTGCGCGCTGTAGTTTTAGGATTGTTGGGAGTAGTCTTTGGAGCTTCTCTTCTTCGCGTGGTCGTGAAGGATGGATCCATAAGGAGATTTTCAGTTACCATCATTTACTCCAAAATATAATTCAATATTTTTTCAAGAGGAGAAGGAATATAAATTATATCTCCAATTGTGCAGTCAGCTTCAGTTGGCTTCTTGTTATAGTGAGCAATAACCCACCAATACTTTGGATCTCCATAAAAACCAGCAGCTAATTTATAATATCTGTCGCCTACCTTCCAAATATGCTGAATTCTTGTTAAAGTCTGGATTTGGTTGACAGTAGGATAGCGCAAATTTCCGGTGTTATATTGAATAATACTACTTACACCTCGATCTTCTAAGATATTCTCATAGCTTTCTGAGTCATTGCGTATAATTCTTCTGTTGTCATATCTACTAGTCATATTTATCTTCTTTAGTTGCTAGTCGGGAGTCTGAAAGCCCAGCACAGTATTTTGAGTGGCGGCAGCTTCTTCGGCTTGGGCACCCGGCTCTGTTTGCCAAGTATCCGCAATTCCATCATTATTGTTGTCTATAGGTACTATAACGTTTGCCACTTCCAAGGCACCCCCATGGGGATAGTTAACATTAAGACCGTTATTGATATTAGACTGATCACCATTAGCAAAAGAGTAGAGCGCTTTTCCGTCACCAGTAGTTCCGGTGGTAGATTCAACCCAGCCAGTCAGGTGAGTATGTAAAACATTGTATGTAAGCTGAACATTGTGAGATTGGTAAACCATATCTCTTGTTACTGCTTTGTTTACAAAGAATTGTCCGTCTAATATATTTGGAGTGTAGGTAAATCCATTTAAAAACCCAACCAATTCCCCACCATTACTTGGATCTTGAACTAAAGCATTAAACTTCATTTTTAAAAGAGGGGCTGCTTGCAAAACGCGACTGTTTAATCTAGCCCGAGAGACCGGTTCTCCACCTGGGGTCGTTTCAGTTGCTGGAGATATAGAATTTGAGTACACTGGGTATAAAAATTGAGTTAGTTTATTTAGCCTATACTGGTTTTCTCTTGCTTCTTTCTCGTCAGCAGCCACAACATCAAATGCAATCGTTATAACTCTACTTGTCTTCGTAAAGGTATAAAGATCATCCATCCTTCCATACACAGGAGTTCCAGCCCAAGTTGAGCTAAAAGCATCAGAGAAGCCAGTCAGCCAAGAATGAAACTGAACAGAGTTTGCTGTTGGAATATGAGTAATTTTAATTAGGAACTGATCTTTATTAATTGACTCTGGTAGTATTGATGCCATTTAGCCTAAACTCCCGGCGCCTTGGTAGAATGGTGATATTGATCTTCTACCTGCTGAACTGTTCATTGCACTAACAACCATATCATCAAGTTGTTTATTACCAATTTGAACCTTGATATTCATTGAGTTTTGAATTGCTTCAACAAGAACAGAGGTTTGTCTTTCAGAAGCTTCTCTAATAGCCTTATCAATTGTCCCATCTGGTTTGGCAGCAACAACAGAGTTGCCTACTCTCTCAAATGTGTCTTGATTATTGAATTTAGCCATTTGTATTGGCGCTGGCATAGTTGCGTCATCATAAAGACCTGCTGCGCCGGCGCCACTAATGCCCGCTCCCAAACCAGCGCCTATTTTGGCGCCTATAGCAGTACCAACTCCTGGGAATAGAATGCTGCCAACTACAGCGCCGGAGACCGCGCCGAGACCTGTTCCTAACCCAATGTTACCGAGCATGGCGCCATATCTTCCCTCTTTTCTTGCTGCGGCTGCCCCTTGTCCCGTCCTATAGGCGCCGTATGCGCCGACTGCGCCGGCGCCGAGCGCTCCAACGCCCTTTGCAAGTGTCATTCCTTTAGCCGCCGTCGCTGCCGCGGCACCGAGCTTCTTAAAACTCAGCGCCTGTGCAGCATTGGAGGCGATAACCGTTCCCTTTAATCCTGCGATTCCACTCATTAGTCCAGATACAATTGTGAAGCCTTTGACAGCTATACTGATAGCAAAAGCATATTTCACCCAGCTGGGTATAATGTCATTAATTGACTTCTTGCCGGCATTTATTTGGAATATAAGTTCCGAGAAGCTGTCAACCCCCTTAATAATAGAGTTTACTAGTGGCTCATTACGAATAATCAAACTGTTGATTGCATCAGTTAGTTTGGTCATTATGTCTCGGGCATCACCAGCTTTTTTTGCTAACTCTTCTTGTCGCATAGCTTGTAATTGTACTTCAGGATCTAAATTATTTAACATTCTGCGAAGAGTATCAACATCAGTTCCCATAGCAGAGGCAAATGCTTTCTGTTCAAACTTGTTTAACTGATCGAACTGAGCGCCTCCGGCTTCAATTGCTTCTTTGATCATTTCTACACGATCAGCCTCAGAAGCATTTAACATATCAATAGAGTTAAGGTATGGACCACCCAAGATAGCATTAAGGCGCCCCACGGCTTCACCCGCACCCTTAAATGTATCAAACTTCTCACCAACTAAGCCAAGCAACGAATCAACTGATAAACCTGTAGACTTTGATTGCCTTTCAAGCTGCGCAAACACATCAAACATCTGCTTGCCGTAGAAAGCAAGCTTAGGAGCAGCAGAAGCAAGATCGCCAGCAACCTCAGATATTGGCTTGCCGATTGCTGTTGCCAATGTTGCTGCTTTTCTTGTTAATGTCTCGGCTTCCTGAGAGTTCATATACAGAGACTTTGTAGCTTGATCAAGAATTTGTCCTGTCTGAGCCGAAGAAACACCAAACTTTTCCAATATCATTGTGGTATTGGCTATATTAGTTTGTTCTGATGCCGAAAGATTAGTGAAATCCCTGAAACTACCGAATAATGACTGTGTTGCTCTGCCGGCATCTGCTGCGTTCATCCCATATGTAAGATACTCGCTTCCTGCATCTGCTAGGACTCCAGAAAATTCATCGCCGGCGCCAGTGGCTGCTTTAAATGCGGCATTTTGCTTATCCAGCTCAAAAGCAAAGTTAATAGAGTTTCCAATTATCTTTTTGAATATGCCAAGGAATATATCGCCATTAAATGCGCTTTTAAGTAACCCTCCGGCAAACCCTAGAAGACTCGTATGACCATTGCCAAGAATTTGAAAGAATCGTGCGCCTTCGCCTGAAAGCCCAAGGAGTCCATTCAGCATATTATCTGCTTCGGCGGCTCCCTTCGCAAATGCCTTTGATTGGGCGTCTATGGCTTTAGTTGATTTTGTGGTGGTTTTGGCGTATTTCTCTGTTTCCTTTTCGAGCTTCGCGATCTTGCCGGCTTCTTCCTTTATATTACCTTCACTAATATCACCTAGTTCAATTAGTTTTTCCCGGTTTGCAATTTCCTCTAACTGCAATTTATTCTTACGTGCAGCCAACTTACTTTCAGTTAGTCCAGCTTTCTCAAGCAGTTCTTGCTGTTTTTTTATAGCTTTATTTCGCTCATTAAGATCATCAATTGTCTCTTGTTTACGCTCTGCCCGGGTTAAACGAGAGGAAGGCGTCCCTTTTAGTTGGTCGACAAGTTCTTTAACTGCTTTTGTGAGATCTGTAATTTCAGACATTATCTAGCCACCTAATTCTTAAATGGCCATCGTAAGCCTGTCTCTCTTTCAAAGTTAGACACTGCTCTTTCGAGGTCTCTTTTATTCATCATAGTTCGAGAATCGCTTAAACCATTATTGATGTAGGAATCCATATATCTTTTCTCTCCCCTGAGGGCTTTAAAGAAAGATTCAATTTGAGCTTGTGTGCCTCTTATAGTGGGACTAATCTCAATACCAGAGTCAAACAAATCTAATAACAAACGATTAACCTTATAAGAGAACTGAGTATACAGTTTCTCGTTTAGCATTTTGCTGTTTAGATCGATGATAATCTTTTCTTTAATCATACTGGAATACCTCTTCTATTTAAGTAGTAAGATAAATTAAAAAGCACACTTGCTAAGAGGATGCAGCTTTCTCTTCTGCTTCCCTCTTATCATCGAAATGTTTAACAAGTCTTTCTAAGAACCATCGGCGCAATCCAGTAGGAAGCGAGTAAGCCTCAGCAAAAGACCAATTGCCGTGCAGTTTTAAGATGAAAAATTCTTCGTAGAGAATCGCTTGGTAATCAGAGCCTAGGCCAAAAAAAGTCGATATTAATCGGCACCTCCAGCCGCTCAATGTGAGAGCAGTTGTCGCAATTAAAATCGGCCTTTAATTCAATATTTGGCATTGCATCTTCATATACTTTACGAATCTGCCTAGATAGTGAAACAGGAATTTGCTTGATAATCTCCTGCAAAGCGCTAGCTTGTGATATTCCATTAACTGAAACAAGAACATTCTTTAGTAGTTCTGTGACAGATCCTGTTTCCAGCTTAAGCTTTTTTCTGCCTTCAACATACTTTACGATTCTTTGTTCATCTTTGCCTGTCAGAAGCTTGATTTCAAAAGTAATCTCTGGATTGTAGTCAGTGGATGTTAAAAGAAAATTACCGTTCTCTAGGAGTTGGACATTTTCTAGAAGCTTCGACTCTTTAATGTCTCTGTCTGCGAGAGAAAACTCTTTCTCGTTTAACGTTCCACACGCTGGGCAGTTAATGTTTGTGTTGTATAGAGAACCGAAGCCTGTTTCTCTAACAGCCATAATGATAGCATTCTTATCACCGATAAGTAATGTTGCTGGATCAATGGTTGCGTCAGTTAATACAGACTTTAAAAGCCTGTCCATAACAAGACCTTTTTTGATCAAAGCCTCAGAAGACAGAATGTCTTCATCTTTCGCTGTCATGTGTCTAATTTCAACTGTTTCAGCCCTATGAAGAGGATGTTCCTCGCCATAGAATAGTCCCTTACTTGGGAGCACTACAAACTCTGTTGGAGTTGGAAATGAAAATATGTTTTGTGCTTGCTGTTCTAGTTGTGGTGGCGCGGGGGGTGTATTAGGTGCCCCCTGCCTGTTTAGATTCCTACTCAAAAATCACCGTCTCTTTCTTTTATCTAATATTGGCCAAAGCCTGTGATGCTGGACCAACGTCGTATGTCGCCCAATCATATTTGAAAGTAATGTTGATATCTAGGAGAGCCTCATCAGCGTAATCTAGGTCGCCAAAAGTCACGTTTGTGATAAACGCGTTGTTTAGCTTCCAAGTTCCAAGAGTTCCACCGGTACCGGAAAGCTCATCAAACTGAACCTGTCCTAACGTTGCTAAAGCTGCGGCTTTGTTAGGTGTTGACGGTGGCAAGTTGTTCAAGAAAACATCTTCCTGTATATCTGGTCTTAGATATCCCATCTGTCCCAATGCTCTGTATAGCAATTCGTTTCCATCTGGTGCTACGGAGTTAACAATGACAGCGTTTATGTCATTCCAAGTGACAGCGCCTGGGTAGTAATAGGTGTTTCCCAAAAACTTATGTTCTGTGGATCCTACGGTGTAAGAGGGCTTAGTAACAGACTTTGCAAGATACTCTGGAAAAGTTTGTCCCTGTAAAGGTCCATCTGGAACTTGAAGGTCCGGAAGTCTTAAAATAAATCTGTGTTTTCTCTTTGGTTCTGAAAGTGCGCTTGTCCAAAAGGCCATTGTTGTTATCTCCTGATAAGTCTAAGTTAAATAGTGTGGGGAGTCGAAACTCCCCCACTTTTATTTAGTCGTTAAACGATGCTCCGGTTCTTGTAATGTTAAAGTCAATCGCGATGAACTCAATAGCTCTTGTTGGCTTCAAGTAAATCTGTGCGTATAGGATGTTTCTATCCACAAGATCCGGTGTTGTAGTTGTCTCATCAAGGATTACTTTATAATCTGAAAGTCCAAAGTTTGTCTTAACGTCGGCCAAGAATGGGTTAACCTTTGATGTGAATCTACTCCACGTTGTTTTGATGTTTGGATCGAAGAGTATTCCGGCTGCCATCTGTGAAATGCGCTTCTTAACGAAGATCATTAGGCGACGAACGTTAATTCGATCGAGTGCTGACGGTGTAACTTGTAGTGTCTTCTGTCCGAAGATTACAATACCTTCTGCCGGGAACTTCGCAATCGGGTTAATGTTGGCAGTGTAAAGGTTGTCTCGGTCGACACGTCGTAGCTGGTGAGCTACATCTACAACTGGAATGCCAGCAGAACCTTCTGTTAAGCCGCCGCGGTTGAAGCCGGCTGGTGCGAACCATACCTGCGTTCTACGTTGTGAGCTAGAGAACGTTCCGATTGCCGCTACTGAAGGCGGAAGCCATACAAACGCTCCGTTAATGGTGTCGCGACCTCTGACCCATGGGTAGTAAGCGCAACCGTATGAAGAGTTGAGGTTTCTACTTCTCAATCCATTGACAAGAGTTGTAATGGTTGATTGTGTGTTGTTTCTATCAATCTCTTCGCCGTCTTCTCTCGGAACGAAAGCGTCCGGAAGATCGATGACTGCTAGTGCGTCCCCACGAGCCTCGCAAGTTCTAACCAAGTGAGTAGTCAAACCGTCTTGTGTCTGGGCTGGGATAGCCGCGAGGTTCATTTCAACAACTTCTGGGTCAGCAACTGAATCGATTGCTCTTCTAATAGAGAAGAAGGCATAACTGGATGTGTCAGTTGCAGAGCCACCCATTCTCACGCCGGAGAAAGGATCCATTTCCTTAATGTCTACTCCGTCGAAGCCACCGAATAGTGGAACTGTGAAGCGATCGTAACCGGAGTCGAGAACGCCTGATACTGCGCCACTAACATATGTGAGAGATGTGCTAGCATAGGAGCCTGCTTCCCAATCGCCGGAGCCAGAAATATCGTCTAGAGTGAATGTTGGAGACAAAGACGCACTGAGATCAGGAGCCGCGCCGGTCTGGCCAACAATGCCACCACGAGGGCGCAACATGTCTATAGTTGAGCCAGCGAACACTGTCGAGCCGGGGGTTCTTGATGTTTGGAATCCAAAGTAAGCATCTGTTGGGTTCTGAAGGTTTCCGTCTGTTGCTTTATCTCGAAGAACTGGCTCTGGGAATGTAACAGAAGAAGTTACATCTGTAGTTGAAGAACCAGAAACGATAAACACGCCGGATGTTGTGTATGTGCCAGCTGGAACATCTGTGAAGGAGCCTGATAGCCAACTAGCACTTCGGTCAGTCCCTGTTTGAGAAGCCAAATCAGTATACTTTACAATTCCTTCAAAGCCGAATGGAAGTAAAGATGGGTTAGTTACGCCAGCATCAACATCAGAGTTTACATCAATGTATAAATACTGTGAGTTGTTCGGGTAGTTACCTTCCTGAATGTATCGCCGTTCAGTCTGATCCCATCGCTCTCTTCTGTCACCAATCTTGCGAGCGACGTAGTTAAGAGAGTTAGGGTTCAAGTCGCAGTTGTTGAACTGCTCCACAACTCTTACAACATTATCACTATCGCTTAGGTGCCTTACAACAACGGAGAATGTGCCATACTGGTTTTCTTCGTTTGTTGAGCGCTTAATGTCCTGAATGGATACCTTAAGGTTCTTGCTGGTCCAATCGCCTGCTTCTCCTCTGGCAACAAACTTGAAAAGACTTGTTGGAGTTGAGCCAGGGGATAGTCTACAACTAATGATTTGTGGAGTTTCAGCAGCCTGTGCTTCGTATCTAAAATCATCTCCCTCAAAACCACTAATCTTTAAGCGAATCCAAGCACCGGCAATAGCAGAGTCGGCATCTGATAATACAGCGTCGAGGTGCCGATCGAAGGTTTCTCCTAGGAAATACTTCTCTTGGTTATCTTCATCAGTAATAGCGGTGTTTAATAGCTGCGGGTTTGTATTTAGAGCCTTGCGAATGTAACTGGAATCACCTCTGTTAAAGTTAGTAGTGATTGTGTCAAGTATTCCGCTAGCAGAACTAGAGATAATCGTCTTAAACTCTTTGGCATCATTGTTGGTGGATAAGACTACAACATCGGATCCTGTAAGAGCCACTGAAGACGTATATGTAGTGCCAGTGTTTTTAAGGATGTTGCCAGAAAGTTGCAACTCTACGCCAGATTGAGCGTAAACAATCGCGCCGAGGGCTCCTGTCAAAACTGTGTTTGTTGCGGCGCCAGTTTGGAATAGAACGAGTCCCCAAGCAACACCAGAGGCACCAGCATCCCAACCGGCCTCGCCGGCTGCACCATCAGCAATAGAATCATCCTCGGCGCCGAGCAATCGAATGTAAGTTAAAGGAGAACTGTTGCGAAGATAAGCTTGAGCAGCATACATACCATAGGTAGTTGCTGTTGTGTTGGCGCCCTGGCGCCAAACATCGTCTCCGGATCTTCCGGGGTTTGGCGTACCAAATATGTTAACAAACTCTTCAAAAGAGTTAACTGTGGTTGGCCTTAGTGCTGGTCCCTTTTCAGCACGTCCAATAATAACTGGTCCGATTCCTGCTGGCGAAGCCGGAAGTTGGGAGTTGTCAATCTCATTGACGAAGACGCCCGGGGATACAAATCGGTAATTCTTAACT